ACTTACCAGTACCAATATTGAACTGAACAAAGCTATCTCCACTAGCGCCGGGATCAACAGTTAACTCACTTGTCTTATTGTTTATACTATTAACTATAGCCATGGCTACTCCTAGTCTTTGCGAGCCTTCGACTTCTTATTTTTACGATTAAGCTTACTTTTGTCCTCTGGCGTAAAATCTATATCAATTCCAGTCTGATTCTTAATTATCTTTTCAGCTATCTGCTCCACCGCGCTATCTTTCTTCTTAAAGATAAGATGGGAAACTGAACCAACAATTATTGATACGCCTAAAATTATTCCACTAATCAAACCTAAATGCATAATATTCTCCTATTATTTATAATTCTGAAGCCTCTAAGTCTCTTGCACTGCGATCTTTATAGTCAGGCTGCTCAAATATTAATTGCGCAAACGCATCTTTATCCGTTGGTATAGTTGTTATGCCACGAGCTAACAACTTTGGTTCCCATTCTTTTTTTAACCTTGCAAAACAGGCATTATATTTATAATTTATGATACTAAATAACGCAGACTTCAGCGTGTCGTCAAGCTTGTCGCGAAATATGCTATCCTTTAGCACTGTCTTATTATGTTCAGATACTGTAAAAATCTCATTATTATCAACTGATACCTTCATGGTTACTCCTCTACCTGCACGGTCTTAGTTTCACGATCATACTTATCTTTATAATCTTGTTGCGAAGTTACCAAGTTAACAAATGCTTCGCTTTCCAATGGCATCTGCGCAACACGCTCACTCAAAATTGGCTCCCAGTCACGCTTCATCTTTGTGAGCCCTTGCTTGTACCTATGCATAATTACATACTCAAGCCTACGCTTAATATCATCTTCAAACTCATCTGACTTAATGTCATTCTTAATTACTTGCTTCTGTGTTTCCGTGAGAGTAAATAACTCTTGATCGTCTACTGAAATCTTCATAATACTCCTATATTACGTAAATATAAATGATCCGTTCGTATATAATACTGCAAAATCTGTATTCGCAATGACACACTTGAACGAGATAACAGTATAGTCTGACTCTCCTGACGATATTCCGCCAGTAACACCCCTGGTTGTTGATGTGCCTAAGTTATGTATAGCTTGTCCAGCATTTTGTGTTATATCCAAACTGCCATCAGTGTCATTTACAATTGTAATAACACTTCCAATTGGCGCTACCGCAGGCAACAAAAATTCATTATCACCCGCATAGCTCATTGTATATTCTGTATCTGGATCCATTGTCACACTTGCAGTCGTAACATGTACTCTCTTAAAATTAGCACCATTAATTACAGTCGACATATCAACTCCTAAACAACATTAATATTGCCCTTTGCACCAGGTCCAACAGTCCATACAGTATTAGCAGTAGTGCATACCAACTCAATTGCGTCATGATCATCCGTAGACTCTAAATATCCACCTGTACCAGTCGTGGTAACTGTAGATTCATCCCAACGGATAGTCTCACCTGCGTTCTGTGCTATCTTCCAACCTCCTGCACCTTTACCCATAACTTTAACAACTGAGCCAAATGCGGCAGTATCTGGAAGCGTTATCGTGACTTGTGATGCGTTATTAGCAACATAGCCATTATTCACAGCAGCAGCCTGAGAGGTTCCTGTAACCTCGTTCCAAATAATACCACCTACAGCTTGAAAAGTTGGCAATGCGCCAGCCCCATTTGATGTCAATACTTGGCCAGCAGTTCCAACACTAGCTATAGACTGTAGTGGATTTGTGGTTGTAGTACCTCCACAAAGCACAGCATACGCGGTTGTAGTTGAAACTCCAGTTCCACCATTAGCTACAGCCACCGGACTATCTAAATTCACTGTCACTGTAGAACCAGCAGCCGCACTTGTAATACCCGTTCCTCCTGCAATCGTAAATACAGCCGAGGCAGCCTGAGCCGTTCCGCTATCTCCTGCAAGAGTAAGGTCGTCTATTGTCTCTAATGCTGATTGAACCGTTGTGTCAGCTGCACTCAATATATGATCAAAGTTTGTTGTATCTGTAAGCACCAATGAGGCAGTGGTTGCAGTTACACCAGAAAAACTAGATCTAAGAGTTTCTTTTGCAATAACCACTTGCACTATAGATGCTGTTGACTCTTCATAAACTATATAACCAAGCTGAGCCACTTCTAATTGTGCAAGTTCTCCTGTCGCTGTAGGTATAGAATCGTTAGCAATAGCAGTATCAGCTTGAGCCAAATTATTATATTCAGCATCACCCATAATAGAGAAATATGTTGGTGTTGCTGAAGCAATATCATCCTTGCATACATATAACCTATTAACAGTATATTTATTGGTTCCTATAGCTGTTGGAGTACCTGCATTATTCCAAGTACCATCAAATGTATCACTTTGAGCATTACGTGCCCATTTGCCTGAACCAAGTGTATAATATTGTTCAAATACAACAGCAACTCCGCCACTATCAGGTATGATTGTTTCAAGCCCGTGATCCTCAAGTTGGTCTGCTCCTGAAATTTCTATCTTCTGAGTTCCGTTAATCGTAATATTCGCACCGCCTTGCATGTCTGATATAACAGAACCAACAGTGTCATGAGCCCAGACTGATGTGCTCCAAGGGAACTGATATGGATGATTTTCTTTTACTGTAACCTGAATATTTGTAGGCGCGGTTGAGTCTCTCAGGCACTCAAATAAAACAATGTTATTTGCAAACAGCGATTCTGAATAGGTCGTTGTTTTTTGTATAGTTCCCGTACCATCTATATAAATATAATAAGTATTACCCGCAGTCATACCAGTAACAGATTGTGGCGCCGTCCATGATATAGGTTTCCCACCAATATACCCCGTACCTGATTGAGACAATGTAAAGTCGCCAAGTACTGTGTCGTCAAAATACGGAGCCCCACCATCCCAAGCTTCAAAGCCTGTCATTATACCAAATCCGGCGCTAGAGCCAAGCTCTCCATTGGCATCAATGATTACTGCTTGTGTTGCACCTGCTGGAGTAACTCCATGTATGCCAGCTATAAAACAATTATTTTGTTGTCCTGGTCCTGTACCTGTAGTTCCTAAGCGGATCTTATTGTTGTCGCCAACGGTTCCAAGATTCCCGATAATAATATTGTCGGACTCTGATCCAGCAAGCAGGGATCCAGCTTCATCACCCATGGCAATATTATCTGCCCCATCTGTGATATTGCCGAGCGAGTCAAAACCCACAGAAACATTCCGCTCTCCGTCAGTAAGATTAGTACACGCAAAAGCTCCCAGAGCGACCGAGTAATTTGCATTATTGATATTCAATAACGATCGAAAACCAAGACCAGTATTATACTGTCCTGTGTTGAGTGAGCCGCCAGTCGTGTCTCCAAGAAATGTATTCCCCGTTCCAAGTGCTTGCAGAAAAATTTGGCCACCAACTCTAAATGTGCCCTCAGTAAATGCCGCATTGGTTGCAGGCATACTAAAGTTACCGCCAGTTGTCACCGTGCCTGGAAATGATGGAGTAATTAAACTAAGATCTTGATCGCACATAGTAATTGTTCTAGTGTTACCTGTAGTTATCTGATCAGCTTGAAAAGCTATCTCTCTTGTATTATCACCATCATCTAATATTCTAAAAACATCATCTTCAAACGTTGGGCCGATACCACTTCCAGCTGCGTTTATTGTTATAGATCCTGCACCATTAACTATCCCAATGTTTGTTCCAGCGGTAAGAGTTGCAAGCACAGTCGGAGCTGCGGTTGATCCGATTGGGATTTGTCCGTCTGTTGCAACTGCGAGTGAATTAAGAACTCCGCCTGCAGCACCAATTACTAAAGCATTAGGAGTTGCACCTGTTATTTCTCCAGGATTTGTAATGTCGAGAGGCAGCCCTAAAGCTGTCGCGGCAGTTATACATATCTGTGACATATTTACTCCTATACTTTATATCCAATAGATACAACCACAGATCCGCTCGTAGGGGCGTCTCCAGCTGTAAATCGCTTTACATAAAAAGTTGTCTCTTTGGGGATTGCTATACCATTGGTTGTGCTATCGACTATTAAATGTCCTCCAGGAGGTATAGCTAGATGGTCGGTTGCCCCATCAAAACTAATATATACAGGTTTATCCGTGAAATTATTGATAATATAAATGCGCGGAGGATGATCTATAGGTGTACCTACTGCACTATAAGCATCAAGAATTGCACCAAAGGCAGCTGTTCTTGCAGCTTCCCACCATCCTCGCTGAGGCGCGATATAACTATATCCACTCATATCAATTCCTTATATTAAAAGAGGGAGCTTTCTCCCTCTTTTCTATTTACCAAGTTTTTATGCTATTATCCAGAATGTTAATATTACATCGCCATTAAGAGCTGCCGCACCTAAATTCTGATATGTCACGGTAAATGATCCTGCTGCAGGAACAACTCTTGTTACCGTACATTGAGCATCATTTGCGCCTTTATTAGCAATTGTACATATGATAGCTGAGTTAATAGTACACACACTATTTGTAACTGTAAGCACCTGAGATGCCGCTGCTGCAGTAGTTAAGCCAGTAAATGTTCCAACACCTGCATTAGCATTAATTGTAACTGCTGCCGCTGCCTGTGTATCAGTAACTGGTGTCATTGTTACAATACCAGCTGCATCTAAGCTTATACCTCCAGTTCCAGCCTGCAAGGTAGTTGAGCTTGTTGTATTTGTGCTGCCTGCGGTTAAATCACGTACGGCAGCTCCTGTGCAAATATTAACAGCAAATGCATTTGCTCCAGTTCCTATATTTATAACGCCACCTGTAGAATCCGCTGCTATAGTTCCAGTAGACGTTAATGATGTGCCACCAGATCCACTTTGAAGTAGCAAATCACTTGTTGTATTGGTTGACCCTATGGTTGTAGTATGAGCATTTGCACTAGCCCCAAAAGATGCGCCTCCTGTTCCACAATCAACTACTGATGCGCTTGCACCTGTAGAAGATCCTACAGTTACCGTTCTTATTCCTGCAACACCAACATTAACTGCAAAATCATCTGCATCATTTCCTATTCCAATTATTCCAGCAGAAGAATTGATCTCAACAACTCCATCTCCATCAATAAGTACAGTGTCATCTGAATTAAGAATAATATCGCCTGTACCAGTAGTTGCAACAGCAAAACTTCCTGTACCAGTATTTACGGCAACCCCTGTTGCTCCTGTTACATTACCTATAGTTATTGTTCTTGCTCCTGCAGTACCTAGATTTATATCAAAATTATCAGCATTCGAGCCAATATTTATATTTCCTGCCGAAGAATTTAAATTAAGAAGTCCTGCTGAATCAACAGTAATATCATCTGTAGATGTTAAAGCGAGGTCGCCAGTACCAGAACGAATTGTTGTTGCACTTGCGCCTGTAAGTGATCCTACTACTGTATTATGCGCTGTTGCTGATGCTGCTATATTTGCTGTTCCTGTTCCACAATCTAATGTAAGAGAGCTTGTTCCTGTGGTATTACCTATAGTTATAGCTTTCTGTGCAGCATCTGCACCAATCGAAATAGCTCCTGTTCCTGTAGCAACTGTAAATACTCCATTTGTACCAGTTACTAACATGCCGGCGGTTCCATAATTTGCAGTTATTCCTCCTGCCGCATTATTAGCAGTTAACGTTATGGCATCAACATTAGCCATGTCAGAGAAAAGTGTTACACCACCAGCTGTAGCAGTCAATATTATAGAATCTGTACTTATTCCCTGTATGTTTTCTAACTCAATAGTTTCATTGGTGCCACCATTAGTGTTTAAGAGAATCGCTTGTGCTACATCTGTATCTGCATTTATAGTACATTCACCCGCAAGCATAGTAAAATCATTCCCAGCAGTTATTGATGTACCAGAATCAACGGAACCAGCCAATGTAATACTATTATCTAGGTTAAACGTAACAACGTTTGCTACTGAACCATCGGTATTAATATTTAGGCCGCCTGTCATGTTTGTTAAACCACCTACCGTAGGAGATACGGGGCCACCAATATCAGTACCAAAAGTTGTGCCTGTAGCACCTGGGTTAGATATCGTAATACTTCCAGCTGCATTAACAATATTAATTCCACCCCCTGCAGTTAAATTTGCCCATGCCGGTGCAGCTACACCAGTTGATGCAATAAGCACCTGACCGTCTGTACCATCAGAAGATGAAAGCAAACCAGTAGCATCCGATTGAACTACTCCTAAACCTAGGCCACTTACTGTAAGGGTTGTTCCAATAGTAGCTGCCCCAGTTGTTGTTATTGTGGTAAAGACAGGATTCGCACCTTGCGAGGTTTGCGTCCATGTTGCATTTATTGGGGAGCCAGATAGCTTTGTAAGCTTATATGCTACATCTGCATTTGTATCAATCCAATCACGCCCCAAGACACTAATGTCTGTTGCAAGAGGAGCCCTGGGCATTACAATTGCTTGACTATATATCTTTGCAACCTTGCCAAATTTTGTAAAGACCAGATCTGGACTTTCTTTAATTGCCATTATTATCTCCTAAAGTTAACTTTAATAATCTTTATTTCAATATACTTTGCTAATAAATTAATATTAATCCCTAAAAGCCATAGGGGTTAAACATAGATTTTGGCTTATGTCCAGAATCTAACATCTGACGAAGTTGTTGAAGTTCACTTCTTAGTTGCTCTGGAAGCTTTTGACCTTCGCGCACAACTGCTTCGCCTCCAAGCATACCTCCTGATCCAAGCCCTAAAGAACCAATGCCACCAACGGTTCCCCCTATAATTGCACCCGGAACTCCTCCAACTGCAAGACCGGAAAGCAAGCCAGCTCCTGCGCCTCCAAGAACTCCTAATGCACCTCCAACCATTGACCCAGTTGCTCTTTGACCAAATTTCTCCTCTTTTTTTTGAAGTGTTTTATTTTTCTCTAATTTTTTTGCTGCTTTGCGAACTGTATTGCCATAGTTTTTGTAATATGGTTCCATCTTATCTTCTACTTTATCAAAAAACCCATCTACAAACTGTTCATTGTTTTTGCGTCGTATGCCACGTGCAATCTTATATGGCTGCATATCTAATTTTGTTTGAGCAATAAGATATTCTAAGACACGAGCACGAGCTTCAGGTGATTGATCAATATTTGGAAGAGCCTTTGTAAACTCTCCAAATATTTGTTCAGTCATTCGTCCCTCTCCCTTCATTTTTGAAGGTAATCGTTTATATAGATCGGCTGAAAGTTTTTTTTGCTCCTGAGCGTCTAGGGAAAGAAATGATCCTAGATTGAATCCTAGTTTTTTCTCAAAAAAATTAGATATAGCATTTAGAGACTGATATCCAAAATCCGTATTTGGATCACTATTCATGTCTCGCATTCTCTCAAGTATTACTAAGTCGCGCTCAAGATCTGCAGAATGCTCTCTCATGGCAGCATAATCTTTATAATAAAGATCATTAAGTGCTTTACGCTGTTGCATCTTGCGATTAGTTTTACCTGATTCAAGTTGCTCTTCTAATCTTATTTGATCACGCTCATCTTTCCGCTTATCAAGCTCTAATTTATCAAGAGAAACCTGTAATTTTCTGTCTTCAAGTAAAGTATCTTGAACTATTTGCTTTCTATCTGCTATATGTTTTGCGACTTGCATATATTGTTGCTCACTTAGATTTGAGCTACCTAACCTTGTTTCAAGGTCTGCAATATCATTAAGTTCATTAGTTATTGCGATCTTGTCATCTCTTGTCATGCGATCGTCTCTTGGCGCACGAGGTCTTTGTTGTATTGCCTCACCAACTTGTTGTATTTGACCTTCAGGCATTTGCATCATTTGTTGTTGTTGAGGATCAACACCTAATGCTTCCGGAGTAAATCCATATCCTTCTTGTTGAGGTTGCTGTTGTTGCATACCAGCTCCAGGGCCCCTCATCACTTTCTGAAATTCAGCTGCCCCTAGACCTTGCATCATTTGCGATAATTGAGACGAAGGAATTTGGGCATACTCAGACAATTGTTGATCAGTCATGCCAGGATATCGAGCCTTAATAATTCTTTTATTAGCGTCGAATTCTCTTCTTGTTTTATCTTGCTCTAATTTTGCCCCAAGATAGCCTCCAAGAATTTGACTTAAGGTTCCCCCTATTGCACCAATAGCTTGGCCTGCAGGGGTAAAGTTTTGAAAATTTGGATCATAAGCCATTATTTACTCCTAAGTTACACTTAAACTATAATCAGAGGTTGTCAGAGGCGGTCTTGTTGTTGGGTTGACTTGTATTGGGCCCGATGAAGAAGGTTGATTTAGTGCTTGCGTAATTTGTGATTGTACATACGGTGTGATAGCTTGCTGCACCATGCCCCCAGTTGCCATGAGAGCCTCAGGCACACCAGGTTGCTGTGCTACTCGTTCTATAGGCATTTGCAATTGTACTTGTTGTCCAGAAAGCGCTTCAAGTTTTGAAAGTTGATTTCTAGCTGCTTGCATTCTAGACCGCTCAACCATTTCCCTACCTTGTAGTTCTTGCTGTCGAATATTTCTTCCAAACGTTTCTTGTTGCTGCTGACCTTTCAATTGATTAATAGCTGCTTGAATTGACGCATCTGCCGAAAGTGCTTGTTTTCTTTGTTCAAGCGCCTGTCGTCTACTTCTAGTTTCAGATTTTTTCAACTCTTGCTTTGCAAGTTGTGGTACCATCGTTCCTAACATTTCCTGTGTTAATCCCCTTGTTACCATCTCAGCAGGAATCTCACGCCCCATAAATTTTGAGGCTTGCTGTTGCAACACAGGTGCAAACTGTTGAATTACCGGGTTAATTGATTGAGCTGCTAAGCTTCCACCGGGATAATATTGCCCTGAAACTCCAACTTGCGGAGATAATATTCCTAGTCGTTCCCCAAGACTTCTTATAGCTCTATTAATACCTAATTCTTCACCAAGACCATATGCAGCTTCTCCAGTTGCAAGAGCTCCTCTTATTTGCTGTGCTCTTCCAGGTTGAGAAAGCCAATCTCCAACACCTCTTAAGCCTCCCCCAATAGATCTTCTGAGCCCTGACATTCTTCCTGTAGGGCCACGACCTCTAAATAAGCCAAATCCTGTTCTAAGGCTAGATCTTGGATCTTCTCCAGATATCAATCCAGCTAAACCTCTCTGGCCGCTCCTTAACCAACCCGCAGGTGCACCACCTATCAATTTTCCCAAGGCAGATAATTCTGGATCAGGTTTCCCAGCTCTACTTAGTGCCGCTTCTAATCCTAAACCTGCAAGAGCTCCCACACCACCACCTATAGCGCTACCAAGCCCTGGTCCCCCTAAAGCAGTACCTGCAAGTCCTCCTAATGTAGCTCCAGTTTGTGTACCATATGGAGCAAATGCAGCCGCTGCACGTTGAGCCGTTGTTCTTTCTGGGCGTATCCTATTGATTAATTCATCATATGCAGCAAGCGCAGGACTTTGAGGCTGACCAGCACCAAATCTTTCAACTGGAGGAGCTCCCTGACGGTAGGCTTGCATTCCTGAACCTAATAATTCTCCTCCTGCTGTAGTTGCTGCCTCCATTGTTTCAGGACTTATTCGCTGCTGTTGCCCTCGTGTAAATTTGACACCACCCTTCTTTTTTGGTTGCTCTCTTCTTTGCAATTGAGCAGCTAAACTTTGTGTTAATCCATCCGCTGTTCTCGTTGCTGGTTGCTGAGCGCCACCAGAAGGTATTTCTCTTATAATATTTCCAATCTGCTCACCTATAACGTCTAATGGCTGTCTTGGGCCAACTTGTTGTTGAGCCGGTTGTTGTTGAGCCAGTTGTTGTTGAGCCAGTTGTTGTTGAGCCGGTTGTTGTTGAGCTCCCATAGTAACATCTCTATAGGCTGGCTTGTCTAAAATATCCCTTGATAATTCCTTAACAGCCTCTGCTTGCTGCGCAGTTTTTAATGTCGTTGTATTCCTTGCCTCTTTAAGTTTGTTATAGATTCCTGCCATGGGACCTTTAGTTCCCTTAGAAAGCGTTATCATGTTTTCTGGTGTGAAATATTTATTGAAATCTTCAAATACCGCAGCCTCATAATCTCTCATGTCCTTCTCAACAGACGGGTCAGTCGCTGGCCCCTGTGTAATGATTCTTTCAAGCCTCTTGTTATTCAAATTATAGAAATGCATGAAACTTTTTAAGTTACGAGGACCTACTTTTTTGGGAAACTTTTTAAGTCGAAATCTCTTATATACAGCCATTATATTCCTCCTGATTGAGGTGCCACCTGCATAGTATATGGACTTTGTTGCCCAAGATTAAACTGTCTTATTGCCTGCTGTTGTTGCTCTGCTCCCATTATATTTGCAAAACCTGCCTGACCAATATTTTGTCGCATTTGACCAAGATAATCAGCTTGCATTCCAAGCTGCTGTTGTTGCCGGAGTTGATTTAGCATATTCATCAAAGCAGTATTTACCTGCTCACCTTGAGCATTAAGATTTCCAGCTTCAATCTCAGCAATTGCATTTCTGGTTGCAAAATCACCTAGCAATTGACCCCTAGATCTTGCCAATCCTGACATTCTATTAGTCAAAGCATCTTTCATCATAGCAAGCTGTCCTGACGTCCTACCAACTGGATTTCTTACAGGTCCACGCCTTGCTCCTATCTGTGCAAGATCGGATTGGTATCCGGACGTTGCTCCCTGATCCAAAATATTTAATAACGCTGCTAATCCTGTAGCACGTTGCGGACTTGCTTCTTGACCTATCTGTTGCGGCAAACCTGCTGTAATATCTGCTTGTGGTTGCACCCGTGGAGCTGCCGGAGAAAAAACATCTGGAATAGACCGCATACCCCTTAGCGACTGCTCAAGAGACTGTTTTCGTAGATCATATTGCTCAGGAGTTATACCCTGTCTTTTAAGAATCTGCTGACGCCTAAGTTCTTGTGGATTTCTCCATTGCCTCAGTTTTCTTAACCCTAAACCAATGCCTTGAAGAGCTATCGGTAGAGCATTAGCGGCCAAAGCTTGTAGGAATGCCATAATACTTTCTCCTATATATGATATATATCAATAAATATGTTCATATAAATACTAGTAACGATAATAAAAAAATTAGAGAGGAAATTATGGCACAAGAGATTTTAGTTTCTGACAATGTTGCATATTCTCAAGATGACAAACAATTATTAAGAAACATCTATCGAAAAACTAACGAGCTCGTATATATCATAAATACTAAAGATACGGGTATATTTAATGATGAAGAATTCTTCACATCACAACAATGGTATGTTGGAAAAGATCAAGCAAGACAGCAAATGATATTTAGAAAAGTTATAGAATTTGGAGCGCTACCAAATACAGGCACTACTAACGTTGCGCATAACCTCAATCCTGGTGGAACGATAAATAATACTTGGGACTTTGTAAAGATATATGGCACAGCAAAAGACCCAGTAACTCCACAATGGATACCACTTGCACATCCAGCTATAACTATCGTGATAACCAATACTAATGTGAGCATAACAACAACTGCCAATTTAAGTGCATACACAGAAACTAGAGTAATACTTGAGTATACTAAACCTTAAAAACTTAATGAGGGTTCTACATCAATCATAATCGCATTAATAGTAAGTTCTTGATAAGGAATATCATCATCAAGCATATTTTCATCTGAAAATCCCAAAGCTAAAGCAACACTCTCTGCAGATGCTTGAAGAAACACATCATGCCAAAGCCTCGATTGAGTAGATTCTTTCTCAACTAAAGCATAGGCAACTGTGTCAAGAGTATTATCTCCAAGATAAAAATTGGGAACATCTGCCTGAACAGTAGAGTTGTTTGGTAGTCCAGCTACTATTACGTTACCGTTAATAGCAGTTCTATTCACATTAAATGAAATTTTGTTAATAGATGTACCATAGCCCTGTGACATATATGGATTGAACTGCTTGGTAGTTATTAAAATTAGGTCTATAAGTGCAAGCGTTCCATCTCCTAGGTAGTTACCAACAGTAAGGGTGCCATTATCTGTTATTCTAACAGTATCACCATCAACCACAGATTGTATTTTATACGAACCATTAAAGTTTACAAGAAGCGAGTTCTCTACTCTGATCCTATTGCTTGTAGTTAATTGATGATTGTATACTTTAAGGTCTACATTATTTGCATCAAATCTTGTCATACTAATAATACTTTGCGAAGCATTATTCTTATAAGCGTTCGAATTAAACAAAAATGTATACCCCCTATGATTCCCTAACAATACCTTCGGTTGAACTATTAGACTTCCACTTGGACGATTATATATTGTTCCAAGTGCGGTATACAAGTCTAAAATCAGACTAAAAGTATTATTGCGAAAATTATATGCCAATAATCTGTTGCCATAAATATTATTAAGAGTGGTTGACATTAAAACATATATGAATTCATCTGCAGAATCTTTATAGATAGTTCCAAACCTATATTCATATGTATCATAATCATCATCAAGAGCTATACTCATCTTGTTAACATTTCTACCGTCATAAAAATAAAAGCCAAAGTTATTAGCAAACATAAGCATATTATTGACTTCCACAACTTCGGTAGATCTGTTACCGTGCGTATCATCCACTAGGGCAATCTGGAATGGTTCTCTATAATTACCTGTAGGTACTAACTCATATATAGCATCAAGTCCAAATACTATTAACCTTCCATCAAGTATTTCTGCATTTCGTATTATTGTTCCCGCAGGAAGATCTACAAAACCCCCCTTGTTGCTCACATCTGGTGGAGAATACCATGAGTCTACAGAGAATGCATCTCCAAATGCACTATATCGTATGCGGTTTGGGTGTATTATTGCGTCAGCTGGATTCCCCTCTCTTTCTGTAGTATTAAGCAATAACAGTCTTTGTTGGAAATTAATAACATATCTACATCTTCTTACATTAAAGTTTGCAACTGCTGATGTAGCAGGAAGCAGGTTTGTAAATACGGGTGTTGTAGAAGTATAATATCTCAAGCTATTATCACTTTTTGCTGCAACTATTAATGCGGATTCACCTGATGTAGCACTCTGAAAGTTAACCCAACTAATGCGTTGCTCATCTGCTAA